AGTGTCCCACCATCCTGAATACAGACATCTGATCCGCCCTGATAGAAAACATTCATCCCACCCTGATACGCCAGCGTGGTAGATGCTGCTGTCGCAGGCCCATCTGTTGTGCCAGTGATGCTCGTCGTACCTGACGTTTGAGTAATCTTGAAGCCATAAAGAACACCACCGTGTTCACCTGTTATTACAAAGTGCCCATCATTACTATCCCCTTGCAGGGTGGTGGGGCCGACAAAGAGCTTAGTCGGAGAGTTCGCAAGGTCGTTTGCAATATATACATCAGAGATGCCAGAGATATTCCAATCAGTTGTGTTGGTAAAGGTAGTATTGAAATCGGTGCCGTCGTGATTGAACTCTGCCCAATCGAGGTCAGTGGGGTCGCTAATTCTAAGGATGGCACCATCATGCAACCACATCCTTGTCAGATCATTTACGTTCCAATCAGTTGTGTTGATAAAAGTAGTATTGAAGTCAGTGCCATCGTGACTGAGCGTGGCGTAGTCAGCACCAGTGCTATCGTAGATATTAACGGCACCGCCCGAAACAGTAATGTCGCCAGTAACATCAAGCCCAGCCCCCGGAGTCCACGTCATCGCACCTGCTGTGTTACCCCACTCTGTACCATCGGTGTTGAACAGCATGTCGTACTGCGCCTGACCAGAAACCTCCGTGTCGGTAAGATCAGCCAGCGTAGTAACACCGCCGCCGCCAGCCACATCACCAGCTTCCCATCGTCCTGAGCCAGATACATATACAAGCGACTGACCATCAGAGGGGGCTGGCACATAGACGTTGGTAAGGTCATTGAGCGCGAGGGTTCCACCGGCTGGGCCGGGAACAAATTGAGCGCCATTCCAAGCGAGAATCTCACCAACTGTTGGTGATCCATCAACATCATCAAGGTCGAAGATGCTCGTCGGTACAGCAAGGTCAGTGATGTCAGCACTAACGTGTGTGTGAGTTAGTGGCGCATAAATGTTGTCGAGTTCACCGCCACCTACCTCCGGGTAGATGGACTCATTGTTGTCTTCGAGTGACTGAAAGCGATACTCAAGCGCAGAAACCAACTGCCGCATATCATACGACTTGATCTGTTCCTCTGTACGAAAGGACGGAAATGCTACTCGCTGCCGACTCATCCACGCTTACCGTGCGGTCCAGCTCTTCCCCTCCAAGTACCCATGCGCCACTTATCGCCAGTATTGGATGATGATATTTTCAATGCCACCTGCCGCGCCCTGATGCGCGTACTTATTTTCCGGGTCGTGCCATCTATTGTGTATGGACCCTTCTCTTGTCTCACCACCGCCTGCGGGTACTTCTTGCCGGACAGGTTTACATCAACCGACCCCTCTAACGTGACGAAATCTGGGATTAGCTGATCAACGTGCATTAGCTCTTCACCGGCCTGCGGGACCTCCATGTCAAACGACTGGGCGTAGCTTTCCATTGCTGCGCCGTTATCGTCTGTACCTGTTTCATGCTGATACAGGTATCCGTCTGTGCCTGCTGCATACGCCTTTTCCAACAGGGGACTTCTGTCTGCCCAAGCCGTTCTTGCCATCTTCCCGGTTGCCCATGACCCTTCTTCATAATTAAACGCCACATAACGGTTGGCCTCAATCGGGCTGATGTCAAAGTCAGCAGCAGTAATCGTGCCGACAGGCCCAGAGGCGAGATTGTAAAAACGATACAGGTCAGCAGTAACACCCGGTGATTGGTGCAGCCCCATGGTGCCACCAGTGAACAGCAACAGCTCAGCTGCCGACATATTGAACTGAAACGCTTGAACTCCGTCTACCCAGCCAGTGAGCTGCGGCGTATCGAACTGCACAGTTAAGATGTACTTGGTATCCAGAGCCATCGCTGAGCCGGTAAGAGCAGTGAAATCCACTGTCCCGCCATGATTATCAGGAGATACCGGGGTAGCCCCTTCCTTCTTCGTGATCAGTACCGCATCGTTCTCATAGTCGAGCGCAAGCATCCACTGCTGACAATCATCAGCATCAGTGTCACCAGTGCCCACCAAATCGGTTCTAAGGAAGCATAGACCGGCAGAGCCACTCCCGGCCCCGATGCTAGGGTTCACGTCAAGCTCGACCGCGTACTCGCTCTCTGGTGGCGTGAGGATTGGCTCATCGTTAGTCAGGAAGAAATCATGCTCATAATTGTTGTCGGCAACCGCGACGACCTCGGTATAGCCACCTGAGTTGAAGTTGTACGTGTATCCAATGTCGCCGCTTCCACCACCAACTGAGATCGGATACGGGTCTGGAATAGCGATAGTGCCGGACGTGCCATAGCGTGACGTGTCTGACACCGTGATCCTCGCATGATCAATAGCGCCATCAAATTCTTCTCCAGTAGCATAGCCCCCTACGTGTATCGTTTGAGTGCCAAGAGTCGAAGCAGTTTTTGCTGTCAGACCACCATTAACGTCTTTTATGGCTGCCGTGCCACCGGATACAGTACCCCACCAGACTCGTTCAACACAGCTTCCGGGTCCACCCGTATTATCAGCCTCGACCGCGACAAAGTAGTCAACACCAGTAGTAATACCGGCCCCTACATAGGTGAGACCACCAGAATTTGCAAAACCAACCCTCATGTAAAGAGTGCCGCCTGACTGGTCAAGACTAATTTTCAACAACTGGACATCAGGGTCACCGACCAAGATCATCACACGCTCATCACCGTTTGACGCTGGAAGCGTGTCAACGCGGAACGAAAGCTCGGCAGTCATGTACTTGCCAGCACCCTCCCATGCAGCCAGAGCTGGTGCGTTAATAGGGAATGAGACGTACGAACCAGCGATTCCATCACCAGCAAGCGACGATGAATCGAACAATGGACTGGTCGTGCTTATCTCAGTGCCACCGTTGAACGTAGCGCTCTCCGTGTATTGAGATTCCTCGGTGTATGTGGTCGCGCCATTCGCTCCCTCGAAGTCGCCCTGAAAGATAACATCGCCGTATAGGGTAACCGGTAGTTCGCTTGAGTTTGCAATCGAGTAGCCCGGCGGAATGCCCAGCGTAAAGTCTTGCTGCACCCATGACTGCGGATCGTAGGACGGATAGAACCACCAGACCTCATTGAACTCACGATTGAGGCCACCATAAATCTTGTCCCGCTGCGATACATTCAGGTTGTCGTAAACAAAGTTGCGCACGTCACAGTTCAACACCTTGACGATGCCGTCATAGATATAGAAGTCGGACTCAGCCATGAAGATGACGCGAGAATCAATCGGAACGGCTGCATTCGGACCAAGTATTGAAACATTCTCACCAATGGTGTTTAGGCCGAAAACATCAAAACCACCAAAGAAAGGCAGCGTGTGAACGCTGACATCGGTGAAAACAACCGTCTCAAGGCGTGAGCGGACTCCTGTAATAATCTTCGAGCCTGAGTACAGCCTTAGATCACCCGACGTGTTAGTGCTGGTGGGCACCCAGTCATTCAGGTCTTCAGTTGAACACCAGCGAATCAGCATCGGGTCAAACGCATCATTGAAATAGTCAAACGCACCCAGAGCAATCACGTGCCGGTCACGCTGCGAGACGATCATTGCCTCGTTGCTGATCGGAGCATCACCACCAAATGCAACCGCTCGCGTACCCGTGCCCTTGGAGCGGTCCCACCAATAGATAGCGCCTCCGCGTGGAGAAGCCAACAGGTCTTCGCCCCAGTTGTCTAGTGACCATGTACGAATGCCAAGAACCAAGGTTGAGCCGGTACGAGCGTTACCATATCCCTCTCGACCGTATGGACCTGTGCCATAGCCGGTAGCGGTTGTTGCACTCGCTGCGCCAGCTGAAATATCGTATTCGTAGTTGACTGACCCACCGGCTGTTACATCGGCTGAGGCGGACTCATCGTCAACAATCAGATACTCGTCTGAGTCTGTGACCCCGGTGACCTGATACTCACCATCAACTGTAATGCCACCTACCGCCGTAGAACCAGAGAACCGCACATAGTCACCTACCTGACAATTGTGACCGATGTGACCAACAGCAACAATGGGTGAGCCATTGCTAACCGTGAATGGGTTTGTCAGCGTCCCAGAATCTCTCAGCGGCGTGATGTCAAAGAGGATTCCGTCCTGCCACAAGTAGAGCTTCGTATCGGTTGCTATAGCGGTCCACTGCTTAGCATCAAGCGATGACCAGTCTCGGAGCTTACGACAAGCGCCTATGAACTGTGGCTCAAGTCGCACCCAGCCACCGATTTTCTCAGCCAGCCCCTTGCGAAAGCGCACCTTGTCCATCGAGTACCAGCGACCGACAGCGCCACGCTCAGACTGCTCGGTGTACTGCCCCGGACCAATTGGCAAATCGAATATCTGCTTCTGTGTCATTACGGCTCGTACTCAACCTGTGCAGTAAGATGCCCAGACGCTGCTGCCAGCGTTTCGTCTGTTCGCCTTATCTCAAAAATGGAGCTAGCGAATGCCGGGGATGCGGCTGTGGTTAGATACCACAGTCTTCCTACGCTCAATGGAAACCAAGTGCCAGCAGCTCCGGGGTTGGTGTCCCAAGTTCCACCCTCAGTATCCGCAACGACCCTGACCTCGTACTCGCTTGCCGTTATGTCGTTACCGACATACCACGAATCAGTGTAATGAGTGTCGCCAGATGGGTGTATCTTGGTGAGAATGCCATCTGCCGTAATGTTAAAATCCCAACCGTAGGAATAGGACGGATGTCCAACACCTAAGTGGAAGCCCCAAACAGTACGGTCAGGAATGATAATTCTGCCGTCTGTCTCGCCCTTGATTCGATTCTCAGTGCGCAGGGTTGCTTCGCTGCTCGAACCGTTGAATGTCGCGACCGCTCCTGCGGTCGGATAAAAAGCAGGCCCACTATCTCCACCAGCGCCACCGGCCCCTTGAGTATTGCCAAAAACCGTTTGCTGCGGATTGGCAAACTGACCGTTCACACCAGCCAGACCCCAGCCGCCTCCATCACCACCATCGTTTGTTCCAGATGTACCACCCGCACCACCTGTACCTGCTGCGGTCTGACCGCCTGCCGTGCCAGCTGTTGCTACCGGGGAACCTGTAGGAGAGCCAGCTGCGCCACCAGCAGCATTACCCCACCCGATACCACCGCCACCGCCACCGCCCGGAGTTCCTGAAGCGCCAAGATCATTAAAGCTACCACCGCCACCGCCGCCGCCGCCGCCAAACAGAAACCCATCATCAATGTCGATGTTGATGTTGAAGTTAGCTGATTCAATGGCAGGCCCACCAGAACTTCCAAAGAAGCCTTTCGAGCCTGTTGCACCATAATCATTACCACCAACACCACCAGCGCCACCAACACCGATAAAGCGCCCATTGTTGATCGCAGTAAACTGAAAGGTGGAACCACCAGCGAATGCGTTGCTGATGGCAATGTAGGCAACATCGGCATCATTTGCGGTGATGGTTACCTCAACCGGCGATGATGGAGAGCCTAGATAGGTGTAGAGATCACCAACGTAAGCATCTTCCGTAAAGGTAACGGTTGCTGCCCCACTGCCACCAAAAATAGAAAGAGGTGAGCGCCACATCAAATAGACCCCAGCCCCTTAATTATACTGACAACCCACCGATTGCCTCCAATGTCGGAAAGGCCAGTGACGTACTCAAAGCCAAGGTAATCAATATCACCAAGCGTAGTTGATAGCACAGGTGCGCCGCCAGCAGCGATAAACGTACTTGATGCGAACGTAATGGAGTGAGGTGCCCCGGCTCCCTGTTCAACAATCAAGCTGAATTGCTGTCCGGTGGTTGCATTGGTTGGCGCGGTCAGGGTAAATGCTGCTGTCGTCAGGTGATAGAAGGCGTTGCTATCTGCGCAGTTGATATTGATATTGCTTGCATCGATTGTTTTTGTTACTCGCTGTGATACCTGACCCTTGGTGAAGGTCTGTGCAACAGCTTTCTGCGCGAATGCGGTATCTGCAATACCATTCAATAACGTGGAGTTCGCTGCCAGCGTTGCTGTATTCGCTGCCACAGCCGTTGCTGCTGATGCTGCCTGCACGTTAGTGCCATCACAAAACACCCACTGACCCTCGCCAGCAATGATTACCGGGCCTGTGCCTGCGCTGGTCTTCACGGTAACGTCACCATCAGACGTATTCGCGATTAGGTATACCTTGCTGCGAGTCGGCACGATGACATTACGAGCGCCACCGGGCGAGCCGTTCAGATCAATGATCATGTAGCGAGCGCCGTTCGCGGCAGTTGGCCCACCAGCGGTGTCATCCAGCGTGTAGTCCTGTGCGGCAGTTATGTCTACAGAAGCAGAGCCAGCTATGCCGTCCTCCAGAAGCTCAAGGGCACTGACATTAAGTACGCTTCCCCATGTGTCTGGATTTTCATCCAAGTCCTGTAAGGTCAGCTTTAGAAGTGAACTGGTGGTTGACATGTCTTACCTCTGATTTGTCGGTACTGCTGGCACCTCCAGCGGTGTCAGGTTGTAGCGTTGATTAAGCAACTCGTAAGTTTCGCGCTTCGCCAAAGGCAGGGCTTCTGTGTACTCCGTCTTCCACAGCTCTACGCGATCATCACTCTTCAGGAACCTCTCTGATTCAGCAAGGCACGCCTTGAAAAGCAGGTCGTCCTGATGCAGTGAAAGCCAAGTGGTCGCGTTGCCTACCGACAATCGCGCTGGACGAGTCACCCCACGAGCATTCAGGGTGTAGGTATTGTCAGGGATCGGAGACAGGAGCCAATCAGTCTCAGTCTGTTCAGCATAGTATGTAGGTTGGGCCGTTGCCCCTACCACCTGATGATCCCTGACAAAATCGGTTGAACGCAGTTCGAGATAAGTTCTCTCGCCTGCGCTGTCGTAATAGATGGACTGCCATGTCACCAACTCAAGATCGGTGACTGGCTTGACTGCGGTATCCGTACCAGCCGCAGTTGTCGTTGTGCCTTCGCTGGTAAAAATCGACAGATCGAGATCACGCCACAGTCGCATCTCACCCAAGTTGATCAGGTCATCAATTGCCCCGACGAACTCGGTGTCGTCATCTTCCATCCAGTCTTGAAGATTCTGGACCAGCTCTGTGTATGTCTTGTTGCTCATGGAGCCGCCCCGTATATCTTCACGGACGTGATCGCGAACGTCCAGAAGGTGGCATCATCTTCTGGTGTGATGTAGAAGATGCCGCCATTGGTCACAAAGTCAGAACCCGCGAACAGCGGTACAATGAAATTAAAGCTCTGCGGAGCGCCAGCGCCCTTGGCGAATATGCCGGTCTGCTGGTAGATGATCGGGAAACTGCCAGTAACCGTGTCCAGCTCGATCTCAAAGCGGTTCGTCTGAGCCACCGTGGACTGTCCAACGAAAGCCAATCGACACATACCGAAGTCATTCAGACCACTCGGCTCGACCTTGTTGGTGCCGGTGTTCCAAAACGAAGCGCTGGCCGGGTGCCTGATGTTCTCAGAAGCACCATCAATGGTCACCTGCGTACGTACGCCAGACAGGATCGTGCGCGGCGCACCAGCCGTGTAGGTGCCATCCAAGATGAACTCCCAACCCTGATTCGCAAGGTACGGTGAACTCACTACGAAGTCCCGTACATCCTGTGGAGTAATCGCACCCTCGGCCTGACCATCAGCAAAGATAGTTTGCAGTTCAGCCTCTGTTCTTACGGTGTCTACCATTAGTCAAATTCCTCACTGAACTCGCTGCCAAAGGCGAGGTTGTATCTGTACCTGATGTAGAACTCATTGCCTGCCGCAGCCGTACCCGAGAACGCCACGTTGTACGGCACCGTGAAAGATGCCACGTCAGCCTCAGTCCTGATTTCCGACATGAACCAGCCACCACCGTCCAGCTCGATGTACACGGGGTCGCCAAAATAGAAGGTGACCGCATTGTCCACCACGATATGCTGCTCACCGCCAACCAGCGCCTCTGCAAGCGTGCCTGTGGCCGGGAACAGTGTGTTTGGCTCTGGTGGGAAGGTATTGCCGTCTGGGTCACCGTAGTCTTCCTCAATGGAAATCTCAGGTGCAGGTCTATACAGCGCGATCGGGTCCGTCACCGTGACAGGAATCTCCTGCGGGTGCTTCGGTTCCCACCAGTTAGGATGCACAAGCAGGCCGGGAACGTGACCGTCCTCGACCAAATCACGGTAGAGCATCTTCTGCCCTGACCGCTGGCACTCTGCTACTGCATTCCTGCCACGTGCATATTGCTTACTCATCGGTAACCGCCAGACCTCCCTCTGCGCCGCCTGCTGCCGCTGCCCGGAACGATGCGAACATCGCCACGCTCGCGTGAAGCGTTCGATCCTGTCTTGAAGGCATTCTCTGCCTTTGCGTACAGGGACTGCTCAAGCTCAGGTGGCGAGAACTTCTCGGCCAGCCTGAAGGCCAGACCATAGGCGAATGCGTCGTACATGTACCAAGGGATGTCGGCATTGTCAGCCGCAGTGTCGGAGTCTTGGAACTTCATCACCGCATCGAAATGAATTTCGTCGGTGTCATTCTCTGGGACCGGCCAGAAGGTCATGGTGATGCCGTCGCGCTGCTTGTCCACGAACACGCGATCAGCTCTGCCCTCGGTCGCCTTCTCAGGGATGTTGATCGCCTCACTGCGAGGCATAAACTCGACCGGCGTGTCCACACCGTCACGGCGCAGCACCACGTTGATGATGTCGAGCATGGCAATGCCAGTGAGACCAAGGTCGAAGTCAACGCCTGCGACGTACTCCGACTGGCTCTGCACAAGCGTGTACGACTGCCGCTGAATGCGGAAGTTGTGATACTCCTTCGTCGCCCAGTCAGCCAGCATAAAACGCATGGAGCGTCGTGCGGACAGTACATGCCTCGACGTAATCTTGGCAGGGTCTATCCGCGCTCGCTCCAGCGCTTCATCAACCATCTCGGCAAGATCGGGATTAAAGATGTAATTCCCTGATGTCGCCATGAGGTTATCCTTGCTGAATTGTGTAGCTTACCGAGCCAGTGCCAGCTGTTTGGTTGATCCGAAACGCGAAAACAGGTTTGCCGGAAACCGCAACAGAAGCGTCTATGCTTCCACTTGCAATTTCGTTGTCCCAGTCAGCAGCCGTTGGCACGATATACCTGTCATCGGGATTGCCTGCCATGCCACCGCCGACGTTCACAGCAGCGATTGCTGTCGCGTCGTACGTGATGTTTTGCGAGGTCGAGTCAACCGTGAATGTGATCGTTCCGTTCGCAACCACATGTACCCTGAAATCATCAAGACAAGTCTCAACAATCACATAGCTGATACCTACGCCAGCAGGAGTGACCCCGGTGTAAGGTCGTTTACGGGCGTGTCCCATAGGTCACCCCCCTTAGTCGTTGACTACGCCATCATCAACAAACGTGTAGTGAACGTAGATGTCAATTGTGCCGCCAGTAGCATTCGTGCCGCCACCGTCGCTCACAGTCACCTCAGCAGCTTCCGTCATGGCAGCGCCAAGGTTTGCACCAGCTTCAGTTGCACCAAGCACCGTGCTTGAGTTGCCATCAGCAGCCACACCATTGACGAGTCCATCGTCAACCGGCGTGTCAAGCTCAAGGCCGACATCGAGCAAAGGCGTTGTGCCGCCAGTGCCACCACCTACTACATCCACTTTCAGTGGAACAGCCCCGATCGGCATGAACTTGCCAGTCAGAATTCCTGCTGCTGCGAGTGTTGCGTCAACACCAGTAATTGCCAGTACTACCGGCATTACCGCAGCTGTCGCTACTCGTTTGCTATCGCCATGGGCACGCCAGTACCCAGCCGTTGTGCTTCTCTTACCCATCTGTCTGTCTCCAGTCTCTTACGAGTCGTCAGGGGTGAGAGGGGGTCCGAAGACCCCCACTCAGGTTGCCGCTTATGCGCTGCCAGAGCTGCCGAAAGCGCCACGGTAGTCAGACCAACCGAACGAATAGCGTTCACGCGCCTTGTAGCGCATGTTGCCTGTCTCAAAGTCACCTTCGAGACCACGTTGGATGTTCTTCCTGACCATGTGCTTCAGGCCATCTGAGCAATCGGTGATGAGGAACCACGCACTCGGGTCCGTCAGACGGTGGTTCTTGTAAGCTCCACCGGGCACCTTGCCCATCTTCTTGATGGCATTGATGTCATTGTCAGCCGAACCCGGACGGTACGGAGACATGAGCAGACGCTCAGCCACGAACTCAAGGTCCGTAGGAATGATCATCTTCTGCACACGTACAGCGATCGGGATTGAGCGCTCGTCTACGAACTTACTGATCGCGATGCAGGCTTCCTCAAGGGAAGTCTCTGACAGATCAGCTTGTGTTCCAAACGTATTCGCTTGTGTCCCACCGCCATACAGCGGATGTGCGGTCGAAAACAGCTCCACAGCATCACCACCGGGGAAGCCAGAGTCGAAGCCATTGTTCAGAATGGCCGCGCCTTTCACTTCTTTAGTGTGTTGCATCGAGCGTGCAAGCGCCTTCGAGTACTTGCTGCCAATGCTGCCGTAGAGGTTGTCTTCCTCAGCTTCTTCAGTGAGTGAAAATGCCAGAGCAATCGTCTCGTGGACGTACCGAGAAACGAACGCTTCGCCGCCTTGGTCGTAATGCACAGGAGCACCTTCGGCTTTCACCGGGGCACCTGCCAGACCAGCGAGCAATACGTCTTCCTCGTATGCTTTCTGACTACTCTCCACATTGAAGATCGGTCGCCATTCTTGCTCGTAGCGACGATACTCCAAACCGAAGACCGTGTTCAGCCCTTCCTGCAATTGTTTGCGGAAACGGGCGCGATTCATAATAGCCATTACTTAACTCCCGTTTAAGAAACTGTTCTCAAGGTGCCGACGTACTCGCCTTCAGCAATCTGAACGAACCAGCGTGAGTTGGCTGTTGCCAGATCACTTGCGCTAATACCGTCAGCTTGCGGCGCGGAGCCGATAACCTTGACTTGCAGAATTGTGACACCGATCGAAGAAGCCTGAATTTCCTCACCAGAGCGCCCAGTTACTGCGCTGCCAGCGTGAGTGGAAACCATGTCTGCAAACAGTCCTACGGACGTTGCAGCCAGAATTCCATCAGACTGTACTTCGTACACGATGTTTGGATCAGTGAAGACGTGTGCTACCGCGTCAACTGATCCAGCGGTTGCGGTGTCAGCAGCCCAATACGGTGACCACACTACATCGCCATTTGCAGCGGTGTAATGACATCCGGCAAAGACACCAATGATCTCAGCGCCTCCGTCAGCTGTGAGAGCTATGTCTCTGCCTGCCCGTGTTGCGGCCATCGACACCAAGTCACCAGTAAAAATACTGGTGTCGTACGCACTTGCAATGGTGAAACTATCGTCGTAACGAATAGTCCCGCCAGCAAAATGGCGTACCGGGGTGAACCCCGTAGGTTGGTCGAGATTTGCCATTGAACGTTACCTCATTCATCGTCAGCCACCCCTGAGGGTTGTACCCTGATGCCGGGATGGG